CTAATTATATTGAATGAAAAAACTCACAATTGGAATGTCTACATATGATGATTATGACGGTGTTTATTTTTCTATACAGGCACTAAAAATATATCAGCTTGATTTTTTAAATAAAGATTATGAAATTATTGTTGTCGATAACAATCCTAATTCTATTCACGGAAAAGAAACAAAAAAGTTTGTCCAGGACTGGGCTGGTGGAAAATATATTCCCTATACTGATCAAACAAGCACTTTTACAAAATATGAAATTTTTAAATATGCAGAAAGTGAATATACTTTGTGCTTAGATTCTCATGTTCTTTTTGAACAAAATGCAATAAAGAACCTTTTAAACTATTATGACAAGAATCCTAATACAAATAATTTAATACAGGGTCCGCTGTGGTATGATGATCTAAATAATATATCTACTCACTTTGATACTATTTGGAGGGATATAATGTATGGTATATGGGCTACGAACAAAGAATCTTATGATAGTGGTGAGCCATTTGAAATCCCCATGATGGGTATGGGGATGTTTTCTTGTAAAACATCAAAGTGGCCGGGTATAAATGCGAATTTTAAAGGATTTGGTGGTGAGGAGGGATATATACATGAAAAATTTAGACAAGCGGGTGGGCGATGTATTTGCTTGCCTAATTTGAGATGGAATCACCGATTTGGTCGACCAAATGGTGTACCTTATCCTAATATTTTAGAGGATAGAGTTTGGAATTATTTTGTAGGCTGGCTAGAGCTACTAAAAAATCCTGACGATCCCTTCTTTCAAACTATTTTTGATACCTTTAAAAATAAGATACCAGAGCCTGTGATAAAACAACTTTTTGAAAAGGCAAAGCAGTTATGAACGCAAGAGCAGTAGTCTGTTATTTGGACGATAATTTAGATCAGCTAAAAAGTTTTCATCTAATGGTGAAATCGCTAAACTATATTAAAGTTTTAAATACTGATTTAGTAGTATTTTATAACCCATCAATAGACATATCTACATTGCCAAAAAAAATATACAAGCATAAAATTATATATAAAATATTTTATAATGAGCAAAACAATAATTATAAATATCTTAACTCCCTCGAGTGTCTAGTTGATCAAAATTTTTTACTAAAATACAATCTTTTGCTTAAAACAGATGTAGATGTTTTTTTTACTGAAAGTTGGAATTCTTTTTATGTAAATTTGTTTACAACCGGGCAAGGTAGTTATAATAATAAAAATGATGCAATTATTCAAGAAAAAATTAATTATATTCATGAGAAATTGCAGCTTAAAAAGCGAGAAAATTATCAATTAAATATTGGAAGTACATGGTATGGTGCTAGTAATCTAGTTTTAGAATGTGCAAGATTGGCTACTAACATAACTAGAATTATATTAGACATGTTCAGTCAAGAGGATACAAATGGTAAGTGGCCGGGTTGGTATAGGGGTGTTTCAACAATGTATGCTAGTGAAATAGCAATAAATTGTAAAGTGCAACGTTTTGTTGTATCTGATAAATTGGATCACCCATCAACTTCTACAAATAAGTGTCATAACCATCCACATATACATTGCTGGCACACAAATAAAGATTTTTCAAAATTTAAATATTACAATGACAAATATACAGATATTAAAATTGAAAAATTGGATATTACTACTATAAGAGATTATTGCATGTTTCTAGGTAAGTCAGAAATAGTTAATGAGTATAAACCTTTTATATATATTGTTGTTTCTCCGCCACGATCTGGTACGACTAGTATTTGTAAAATGGCGGAAATTTGTGGTCTCAATCCTATGCATGTTTTGAGTAATATTTCATTTTCCGAGGCTATACATCAGTATAATTTTTTCGCAGATACACCTTTTTATTCACCTGAATTTTTAATAGGTTTGTTACAAACATATAAAAATGTAAAGTTTATTTATATAACCAGATCTCCAGAAGAAATAAAACAATCTATGATTAAAAGCGGTGTATATAACTATCTTAGTGGAGAGAAGGTTTTCAGTTATATGTATGATAAATTGTTAATACATGATTTTATTTTTTTAAAAAATGTAAGACAAAATTTACAAGATCATTATAATATTATGACTAAGATATCAAATATTTATGGTATAGAAATGTTGAGTTATAATTTTGCGGACGGGTGGGAGCCTTTTTGCAATTTTATAGATACAAACATACCAGATGTACCTATTCCACATTTAAATAGATCAAAATCATGAAATTGGAACCAGGTAAAATAGTAAAATGGGAAAATTATACTAAACAGCAAATTGTCTGGATATAGTTATGCGGTTACTTGTATCAGGACTTATAAACAGTAAGACAAGTTTAGGAGAAGCGGTAAGAAGAAACATTAAATGTTTTGAAACATTTACCTCATATGATATATATGATTTTAATGAATTTATTACCAATCGAGAGCTGTATCACGAGTATTATAAATCAAATGCATCAGGCAAGTATGATGTAAAATATTTTCACCTTACATTCGATATATGGAATAAAATAAAAAAAGAAACTGCGCATGTAAAGCGATTACCAAATAAAAAAATAGGATATTTTGTGTGGGAATCTACCGAGTTAAGCAAAATGCAACAAGATTGTTTGTATGATTTTGATGAAATATGGACCGCGTCTAATTATTGTAGGGATATTTTTTCACAATACTATAATGCAGAAAACATTCACGTAATTCCGCACCCGATCGAAATTTTTGATACAGATAAAAAATTTGATACATTTACTATACTTTGCTCAGGTAATATAAGCTCACACATAGAAAGAAAAAATATTCTCAATAATTTAAAAACAGCACTTAGATTTGCTGAGGGTAAGAAAGTAAACATAATTTTTAAGACTCTTACTGCAAGCAATGAGGAAAGACGGCTAATATCGCAATTAGACAGCAGCAAAATAACAATAATAGATAGATATATGACAAGTGAAGAGATGTTTCGCTTAATATCAAAATGTCATGTATTTTTATCTCTGCACCGCAGTGAGGGGTTTGGAATGGTATTAGCGGAGGCGATGGCTTGCAAAACACATGTTGTAGCTACTGGATATTCAGGTAATGTAGATTTTATGCAAACCAATCACAAGTATCTTGTTGATTATAAGCTTGTGTATATTGATGATAAAAGATTTAAAGGGCAATGGGCTGAGCCTGATTATGATCATGCTATTTCTCTGTTAGAATATCTATATAATAATGATGATACAGAAACATTATTGCAGAACAATGAGTATATAATTAATAACAATAGCATAATAACTATAGCAGAAAAAATGAAAGAACGTATATATAGACGAGATAACTAACCAATTAGATACTTTTTATTTTTTTATATTACTCAAAATTTATAGGAAAACTTTCCATTAATCCGTCAATTAAAGAATCAACGCCTTTCACTTCATAATATGTATCAATATCTAAAATTAATTTATCGATGTCAAATCGTCCGCTTCTATCAATATTATATATAATTGCTCTCTTTTTGTTAAATGAAGAAATATAATCTTGATATCTGTGTTCTAATTGTTTACTCAAAATATTCAACTTGTTTACTCCTGATGGGAGATCAAAGCTTTCTTGAAAAAATAAATTAGGTATTCCTAGTGTGTCAGCTATTATGCAGCCATGTAAGGACTGTGATAATATTCTTCTACATGAATTTATTTCTTTTATTTTTAGATATGAATCGCTGCCGTATGGTATTTTTGGAGATATTATCTTCACTCTTTCATCGTCATAATCCATAAAACAATTATAATTTGGTTTAGTCTTTTCTTTTAAAGAATAATTCGACAAGTGTGGTATTATCCCCAACTCATATTTTTTCTCTGAAAAAACAGAATTTCTATCTATAAGAATTGCAGGATCTCCATATACTTCTGGGACATGATATCCTTTTTTGCGAAGAAATTCCGCAGTAAAACGTCCTCTAACCGCTCTTACATCCAACATTAAATCATCATCGTGTTTATACAATGTTTTATCTAAACCTGTGCCCCAAACACAACAATATCCTTTTCGATTTCTATTTAAAATAGTTCCTATAGATAATAATTTTGGTATTTTTATGTCTACAGCTTCTATGCCATTTGCCAATCTAAAAACAACTCTAGGATTTAACTTTTCCAATAATTGAATAGACAATATATCACCAAAGTTTGAAAAATTGTTAAATTTACTACCACAGTTATATATTAAGGGAATGCTTCCGTTTTCTTTATAATAATCAAACAAATCTTTCACAGCAATAGTTAATGGTTAAAAAACTCATCATCTATTTCAACCTTCACTCCATTTTTTACCTCATATTCGATGTCACTTTTCATTGAATGAAAGCGCTCTGTAATATAATGTTCTATCGCTACAGGTCTAACCCAATCAAACTCTTCTGGATCTACACCTACTGATTTCATCTGTTTATCTGCTACTTCTATTGACTCAATTAAACAACACCAACGGGCGATCTCATCAATTGACATATCGGCTGACAACCTAATACCACTATTCATATGCCATTTTAATGTTTTTTCCAGAAAAAATCAACCATTATTTTCATAAAAAACAGAATAAGTAAAACCGAGTAGAAAAATAATAAGTTTTGACTGATCTACTTTTAGAATTTTAAAAAGCTCCTTGTATGTATTAATTTGAGATTGTAATACTGTGTTTATTAATTGCTGCTTATCTGCATCACTATCTTTTATTGTACTGCGAACAGCATCGTGTAGCCCTCTAATCAAACTCTCCACGTTAACATTTTTTCCAAACAACTGGCTCGAAGTATACAGCCTATTGTTATCATTTTGTGTTTCAATTGTAGATAGTTTATTTACGATGTTATCAAACAATCGCTTAACATCCTTTTCACTTATAAGTGCAGGTGGTAGGCTGTCTGTTACAGAAGCGGGCTTAATATCCATCGCTTCAAAAAACTCACTATTGTCTAGATAATCATTCATATCTGCTCCTTTTCTGCTAATTGTGCAGCGACTTTACTGTGCGTAGCATCTATATCAATTATATCTGTTGCCTGTGCGGTTGTTGCTTGTAAATTTACACTAATTGTTTTATCACACTTAATGCATTTGTAGAAATTAGGAGTATCTAATCTAATAGGAACTGTTTGCTCTGACACTTCAGTACACGGACACCTCAGTCTAAGTGTTTGTTTCGCGGCATCTGCGATTCTTTGTGTTAATTGCTTCTCCATTTCAATTGAAGCAATAAATTTTTGTCTATTGTTTATAATTGCACCAATAATAAATTGTATTGCAAGCGTACCACAGAATCCTTTCCAAAATTCTATGTAATCATTCAAAATAAAGGCCAATATAGCGCTTACTATTATTGCAATAATAAGTGGTGTTATTAATTTTAACATATTATAATTTAACATATAATATTTGAATATCAACCTCTTATACGTTTTGGAAGAAACGCTTGATTGAGTTTCATACCGCATCCAAAAACTTTCTTTGCAATCGGAGACAGATCATTAATGACAGCAATAATTTTTTTTCTTTGTTCATCATCAATGCTAGGATTAGATAAGCTTTTGTTTAAATCCCCTGCAACAGAATTAATGTTATATACTATAGATCCAATCTTTTGAACCATTTGCGTTGCTTCAAACGGAAGTAATGGTTCGGCGACGGGTTTATTTTCAACTGAAGGCCCTTCTGGTGCCACTCTCATCACCGGCTCTGTCTTACCCTCACCATCAACACCGGCGCTTCCTTTTGAAAAATTACCACTTTGGCCGAAATTGCGATTAGAATTACTTAATGTTCCGTTTTCCATTGTAATTATTTAAGGTTTAAGCATAAATAATAGATATGTCTGACATTATTTTCTCTCAAATCTTCAGCACGCTTTTAGAACAAGATGAAGCACCTACCGGTGCAGAGGCAGCGGGTAATATGATGCCACCTGAAGAAGCACAGCCAACAGCTGATGATGCTGACGCTTTAACTACGCCTCAAATTGATCCAGAAGATGCAGAGATATTAAAACACGCAGCATCTCGTGAATTAAGAATGATTCAATCTCTAAAAAGCTGGATTGAAAAACTCGATGATATGGTTGAATATCTAAACGGTACTTCAGATAAGTCTATTCAAATGCAATTGAAGCATTCAGTTCCGGATACCGTTTTTGATAAAATTCGATCTGCTGAGGCAAAGAAAATTGCGCGTGTCGCAAAAGAAATTTCAGCTCTCGCGGAAACATTTAAAGGATATGCAGCAGTAGCTGATGATCCTAAATTTAGATACGTCTAAATTCTACTTCCTTGGAATTTGACTCAATACTATCTCAGCTTCTGCTGAGTTATATGTATTATCTATAATAAATTGAGGCTGTACGTGATCTACACTTAAATCAACGCACATATCGTTAAAATCCTTGTATCTTAGCCCGATAGCACGTGGCCATATAAACACATTTTGTTTTTGCTCTATTAAAATTTTTGTCTTTCTATAACCAGCACTATCAATCCATTGAGAGTCGAGTACCCAAATAATTTTATAGAACTTTTCAAGTAATTTTATCTGTTGTTTTTGTCGTGGTGCAAATAATGTATTGCTATTATCTTGTATACCACCTACAGCTACTGAATTTTTGACAAAAAAAGCATTAAATGGACCTTCTAACACGAATACACAGTCTAGATCCGGTGTAATATTATTAATATTAAACAAAGACTTCTCACCATCAATTTTACCGAGATATTTTGGACGAGGATCGGTAGGTGAAATAGATCTAGTTTGATAGAAAATTATTTTTTCCTGTGCATCAAAAAACGGTATAACAATTCGATCGTGGTGTGTGAAGTCGTTTCTACAATAGTAGATAGAAGGTGGTCTATTTGTTGCAGTAAAGATGCGCCTATCGTGCAAATATTTGACTGCACGTTGAATATCTTTATTGTCTTTATAGAAGTCTATTTGCGCTTTATCATATAAATTAATACAATCTCCAGGCAGTGTAGGTGTGACAAAATGTTTATTTGTTTCTGTCTTTTCAACAAACGTATCGTCAAATTCGCGGGAATTAGCAAGAATTTCTTCTCTCGACATACCAGATACATCACGTATCCATCGATACGGTGTTCCAGACCAACCACAATTATGACAAAAGAGACGTTGACTTTTTACTATGTAGTAGAGGCGTTGTTTTTTTAACCAACTCTTGCCTTCTCTACAGATAGGACACGAACCCTGGTAATTTTTTGTTAATCTATTATATCTTGGTGAACCTGCGTACTTGTAAAATATATTTACTACATACTGCTCAGGCAAGTTCATGGTTTAAATTAAACTTGCTTCTAAAAATATCAAGAAAAATTATTTTTCTTTAATTTCAACAGTTCCTTTATGAAAGAAAATGCCAGTGCGAGGGTCATACCACTGTGCCTCAACAATTATTTTATCGCCGCTTTCACGATTAACGATACGTGGTTGTGCCATCTCCCCCGATGGTGCTTGCATTCTTACCGGTCTAACAAAATTCATATTATTATTTATGCATTTTGATTATTTTTATCGTATTGTGCATGAACCACACTAAAAACCTTTTTTGGAATTCTACGCACATACTTTAAAATATCTGATTGAAGTGCTAGCTGAAATTTTTCTTTTGGCACAACTCTGTTTTGAATTACAGGTATAGCTAAAAAATGATACTTGTTATCCTTTTCTTCTACAAAAATAAATATCTCGCCTGCATATGTACCTGTTGTAACAGCATATGACTCTCGCACCCGTATTTTATTGCGACTAAAAAGCCATTTCCAAAACATAAACTACATATCTATGTTGTCGGTATGCATATTCATAACAAATTTATGAATAGCAGTAGATATTGCATCTGATTCTAATCCATTATGTACATCCACAATTCTAATTGGTGTACCTTCAAAATCATATCCAATAACAACATATGTCTTTAAAAATTCACTTAAAATACTTACTACTGCTTGAGCACACTCTTCTTTATATTTGCGTGATTTTGTTATTTCAATATGTTGCTCAAGTGATTCTTTGATAAGTTCCTTTATAAAGGAAAGATCTTCTCTGGATTCTGCAGACTTTCTTTTGCGGCGAACTTTTGGTTTTTTTTCATCGTCACCGGATAAATTAAGAAAGTTTGTTTTACTCATTTCATTCTCCACTTGGTTGTACTCCTTTATTTATAAGATTCATTACAACTACTTCAATTGAATCAGTTTGAATAGAATAATTTCTTGGATATAACTGTTCTCCATCATTAAACTCAAACATTATTTGTTTGTTAAAGTTTCTATTCTCATAGCATGTTATATATACGCTTGATTTTCCAGGCTCTACTAATACAGTCCATCTACGTGGATCGGATTCTGCATAATTAGCAAAAATACGAAATGTTATGAACTTATTATCCTTAAGTCTCTTTATAAAGTACCCCGGTGTACTTATTTTATTTCGTTTATTTCTATTCATTGCGTGAGAGATGAGGTAATATAAGTTAATTTATACCCTTCAGTTTCGTAATCAACACTCTGTATGTCAACTTTAATGACACTTATTTTCTTGTTAATAGAGAATATAATACGACTATCTTTGTTAAAGTTGAGGCATCTAAAAAAATCTAAATTAATTGGCATTTCATCAAATACCACATTTGTATCAGACACTTTCATTTCTGCTACATCGATATTTGGCTTTGCTTTATCTGTTAATTCAGCATATATACCATCTTCTGTGCCTTTAATATATACCTTATTACTATCAGAAGCAAAAGAACTCAACTTTAACATTTCTTGCAACTTGAGTGGCTCTACATGAAAACAAACATCATATTCACACCCAACTACTTTTTGAATGTTAATTGGTGGTTGAGAAAGTATTCCATCGTCTATTAAATGATACTTAAAGCGTGTACTCTGTGATTGAAACTCTATATTATTCTCATTAACTACAAATCGTATCAAATCTGTATTATCTGATGACCGAATTCGTTCCAGTGCCTTTATTACTTTATCTACACTGAGAATATTAAGCACACCCTTAAAATCACCGCTAACATAACAGCGTCCATATAAAATTGTAGTATTATCAGGTGTACCAGATAGACATGTTATACTACCATTTTCATCTTCACGCCTTAAAATGCATGAGCTATTGACTTGAAGGATGCCACGTATAAATTCAACAAAGCGCGAATTAACTGTAACACTACTCATTTTTGTTTATTTTCTTCTATCCAATTTGAAACAGCTTCAGCTCGTGTCTTACCAGGATTCGCTTGCATACCACATCCAGTACAAGCTAACCTATATTCATTGTTGCGCTTTTCTGCTTTTGGCTTGCTACCACACACACAACAAGACTCTACATTTTTAATAACACGAGTTTTTTTTATCTTTTCAGGCAGAGCGGGCGGTTTAATATCATCTTTTATTTGTGCAAGTATTTTTTTTATATCATACAATAAATTATAGATATCATTTAAAATATTATTATTAGCAAAATTAAATTCTAATTGATTTTGATCAGCCTGTGGTAAATTTGTATTTTGTTGAGTTGGTGTTTCTTCAGGCCGTGGCATTGGTATCAATTCAGGCTGTGGTATAGGTATTAATTCGGGTTGAGCTAGTTTACTCGGCGCTGGTGGTTGTGGCGCCGAGTTAGCTGCAATTTCTTTAACAAGGATGTCCTTTATTTCATTGCTTCTACCACCAAATTTTGGTGAACTTCCCGCAGCAGCAATGTGTCCATCAATTTCTTTCATCTGCCCATATAATGAGCCGATAAAATTCGTAATTGCAACCTTTTCACTATTCATATAGTTATTCTTCGTCGATACTAGCTATCATTCTTTTAATAGCTTCACGATCATCACCAGTAACTTCATCTGAATCTTCACCAACTGTGGTTTCTGATTCAACATATGCTGTACTGGTGTAGTAGTGTTCGTCAAGCATGGACTTCAACTCTTCATAGCTACGTGATGTGTAGACGGTGTCGAGGTCCATCTCAGTATTGTAGATAGTTTCAATATCTTGATTACTAAGCTTCAAATCGATCGGAGATGTAAAGCGACTTTCAGTATAGTTAGCAAAACCACCTTGATCAGTTACTTTAATCTTAAAATTGACACCGTTGGGTGACAAATCAAAGATTCTTTCACCAAATTCATCAGCGTCATCACCACTAATAGCGGCATCAATAATTTTTTGAAGCTGCTTGCCAAATCTGATAAGTTTGACCTTACCATTATTTTCAGCATTAGTAGGATCGGATATTACGTAAACACGCATTACCCATCTATCGCTGCGGCGAATATTTTTAACCTTTTCTTTTTCTGCTTCGGTACCGCTTTTATAGATCTTAATACGCTCTTCTGCGATTGGATCGCGTTCGCCCCAACTAAGAGGAGAAACAGATTGTACATATTGACCTGTTGCAAAGCTCGTCCACCCAAAAATTTGATATTTAAACCAAGTCTTTTCTGGATCCTTAATATTAGGAAGTAGACGAACGATGTAAGTATTGCCTTTCTCGAAAGTAAGCAAATCCCTAGTACCTGTATTTTTTTGCTGCTTATTGAGAGCACTTTTAATACTCTCAAACATTGTATTGTTGTATTGTATCATTATTTTTTTAGTTTTAGTTTTATTAGTTTTGTTATTTTATTTTTGGTTTTGTTTTTACATACTGCAGCAAAAAATTTTGTTCTAAATAAAGATATACTGTTGTAGAATTCTTCAGAGAGAACAAACTTTATATCTGCAGCATATATATTTAATTTATATTCACAGTTTGGAAATGCAAGGACTGCGTATAAACAAATATTCGTATTTTTTAAGTGAATAATGAACCAGGGTATACCACTAGGTGATTTAGCATCAAGATACTCACCTATATTTGAATTATTTTCTTTACAAAAATCATATATAAACAATAATGATTCATCTATCAAATTTTGTGTCCACTCACTATCAATGTCGAGAAGTTTTTTTGCAGTATATCGCTTATATCTAGCGATAGCAGACATTGTTGTAAAATCTTTTAAGTATAAATTTTTTGACTCCTCAAATCCTGCATCAAAAAAATCCCGCACATTAATACCTTCAGCTGCATTTAAAAATCCTACTATTTTTTTTAAAGCAATATAATCTTCTTCTTTTATTGTAGAGAAATTTTCTCGTGCACGTACCGGCTTACCTCTGCGCTTTGAAAATAAAAATTGATTGTATATGCTTTTTTCAAACTCATTTAAGTGCATTTTTATTTTTATTGAGGTACTTTGAAATATATTTGCTTTTGTGTAGAGTAGGGTCGTAATCTATAAAAGTTTTAAAAATCTGGTAATCACATTCTATATCTAATATAATTTTAAACATATCTCGATACTTTTTATTTTTAAGGAGTAGTATAAAGATATTAGGTAAATTTAATTTCTTACCGTGTATGATTGTGAGGAAACTACAAAATGAAAGAAATTTATAATCTTGTGTGAAATCATTATATGTTGTCATAAACAGAAAGTGTTTTTGTAAATTCAAGAAATTTCTCTGTAATCTTTCCGCCGCTCGCCGCAGGGTGTCCACCACCGTTGCAGAGATCAGCAGATACTTCAGATAAATTAACATCACACTCAGGGTGACGTCTAAAGGAGACACTCTCCATTTTTATATTTACTAAAATTATAATCTCAAAATCATATTGATTAGCAATATAAGAAGCAATTTCATTATGACCTACCTCACAAAACGTACAAGCAACAGTATAATGTCTGTAATTACCATAAAACAACCTCAAATTATCTACTGCATCTTTAACTTTTTCCTGATACTCATTTATAGTCTTTTCTTGCTCTAAAGTAAATCGCTTAAAACCTTTTAAAAATTGATTTGTAAATTTAGCAAGTCTTGTGCTCGGTGGATATGACCAGAATAGAATATTAAGCTTTTTTGAATCTTCGTGCTTTAGCTGATAGCTATCATAATCACTTGTGAGTGCGATTAGATATTGTTGATCTGATGTAAAATCGACTTTATTTTTATTATGCTTATAGATGAGCTCAGCGGTTGAATTACATTTTTTAACAATAACTGCAGCCTTTGTATAGAGCTGTGCTTGTTCAAAATGTGTTTCATGATGATCATAAATTACAACGTTTGGTCGATCTATTAAATCAGAAATTGGAGTTGTGTCTAGGTCGAGAAAGAAAATAGCTTCGTATTCATCTATTTTATTGTTTAGAAGCCATGTTGTAAATTGGCGGCGAAGATCCATAGCACGAGAAAGATGAACTTCGCGAGAAAAATTAAAATTTTTCATCACCCATTGTATTGCGAGCTGTGATACAGCTCCATCGAGGTCCACATCAGACCATATAGCAATTTTTGACATTGTTTTTATTTACGTTAATATTTTAATAAATCAATTTAAATCAGATCTAAGGATATCAAGTGTCCTCATTACACTTTCTGAATCTTGTGTCATATTATTGAGCTCTTTATCTTCTTTTATTTTAAGTGTAGAGTAATCTATCTTAAATGCGTTTGTACCACTATTTGTACCAAATCTACTTTTTAAAAGTGACATTCTCATGATTCCTAAATCATTATCACCTTCTCCTTGCCACACAGACCCAACAAAATCTGCTGTAGTTCCAACGGCATAGCTTTCACTTAGTGTTGTTAGACCTGGTTCGCTGACAGAATAACCTGAATTGTGTGTGAGAATTCCATTTGCTATAAAAAGATTATCATCTGATACAGCTATATCAACAGTATCTACACTCCCCACAAGTTCTATTTCTACTATTTCATCTTCGACTAAATTATTCATAATTTAAAAATATATCTAACTCCATCTGCTTATTTACCTGGCCACTCAGTTAAACTCAATAATTTGTCTCCTTTGCGTAGTCCGGTATCAATAGATTTGAAATCATTGTGTGTTGGAAATATATGTTTACTAGAACATATGATCTCTCTTCCGCTCCTTGTTTTAATTTTGTAGCATAATTGCTTTGTTTTGGGGTATACATATCTAACTTCTACGAAGCCATCCTTACCTAAAATCCTATCTCCCTTCTGTATATCGCCTATTGCTCTATTTCCTTTATCAGTTATGACAGTCGAACTTACATCTAGACACCGATTTAACTGTGTTACTGTTATTAGTGGACATTTAAACGTGTATGTTGTTGCACGTATTTCTTCGCATATATATTTTAAACGCTCATATGAATCTTTACCCTTACTGCTCGTTAAAAGATTGACGTAATCGAGAACAATCGCACCTATCTGAATTCCTGATTTAATCACCTTACTGATATAATTATGTATGTCACGTGGCGTCATCATACTTGGTGGAAACTCCTTGACAATAATATTTCCACGAGCACTACTATTAAAATTTTCTATTTGTGCTTGTACTATTTCAATATCATCCTTTAACTTACTAGTTGGTATGTCAGATATATTAGCAAGAAGTCTTTTACTGTATACCATCTCTGACATTTCGAGTGTTATAACAAGCACATTTAGTTTTTGTCTAGCAAGATTAATTGCAAAATTACCCAGAACTATACTCTTACCAATATTAGTTTCACCAGCAAATACATACATTGCGCGACCATCTCTTAAAAAACCTCCTCCTATTTTTTCATCTAACCACTTATATCCCGTACTAATGGTTGGCTCGGGCTGTAAAATGTGTTCGCGAATTTTATGAAAGTCTTTATACAAATTTGTACCAATATCATGTATAAACGAAACATTACACGCTTGTTCAAATTGATTTAGTATATTAGACGTATCAATATTTCCATCACCAATATCTTTTGCAACTTTAAGCAGTGTTTGATATATGCTACGCTCCTTAATAAATCTTTCTGTATTATTATATAGCTCATCTTTATTAAGCTCTGTCTCTACATTTGTTAAGTCGTCTAATACATTTTTAAAAACACGCTTTTGTTCATCTGTTTGAAGATAGGAGCGAATTTCTGTAGCACTTGGAAGCTGCTTTCTTGCGTCAAAAAAATATTTGACTACATCAAACACAAATGCATAATTTTTATTTGAGAAGTGTTCAGTTTTTAAATGTTCACTTATTAATGAAAAATAATCTTCGTCAATAAGCGATTTACATAGAATAACCTTTTCTGTCCACTCTAAGTCAAGCTTCATGAATATATAGATAGAAACTTTTTGTTGCTTTCTGCCCAATCTGGTTGATCAATGCTTGCAAGTCCTGGTGATTTATGAAATAACATAATAGGAATGACACCTATTCTCATTTTTAATCTATTTGCATCAATACAACTAGAAATATCGTAATGGTGAAACTCAAAATTTTCATTAAATCTCCAACCAGTGCGTTTCACAGCATTGCAATTTATTGCTATAAACAGCCCGTCAATAATAGTAGCTCTGCTCGGTGTAGGACCAAAGCTTGTCATATATTTTGACCCATCTGGTGCAATATGTCCAGCAAAGCCTTTGTGATTGCTTCGCTCGCCCATAATATGCCATAGAGCGGGGTGGGTGATTTTAGGCATTGTAGTTCCAGCAACGCCAATAATATCATACTTTAACTCATTCTTTGCTCTCTCAAGTTTATCAGCTAGATTTATACAATCCAAATAAACATCATCATGAATAAAAACTATAAAATCATAATGATTTATTTGTGCATCAATAATTTTATTGTATGCATATGAAAGACCATTCTTATTGTTTAAAACAAAGTTTTTATCACACAAAAGTGGTGGATTATCAAGTAATGACCTGTTTAAAAGTGTCTTTGCTTGATCTTTCTCTTTAGTACAACTTGCTATTAAAATTTTATTTTTTTTAGCTAAATTAAAAATCATTTCTATCATCCATTTCTTGTTTATTTTTTTCCATCCACATAGCACATAAAATGTTCCAAACAGCTGCAGCTGCATGATCTTCATCCCCTTCTTTCATAAACCACGCCATTAAATGTCTTTGTGCACTATCATACAATTCAGTTAATTTCATTCCATTTTGCCAATTATTTGCACCAAAATTATCCGCACCATCTCTATATCTCTTCATAACCCTCATTAATTCTTTATGGGGTACAAGAGACATTTTATTTTTACCCGCATCATCATTACGATGGGCGCCTGTTTCAAAAGTTCTTTTTTTATTTGTACTCATATTAAACAAACAAAAATGGAGATTTAACTTTAAAATTGCCAACTTCAACAAGCTTTTTACGCTTATAATTTATTTCATATACGGCTCCTTCATCTAATGCACACCACTCCTTACTGCTGCATTCAACTGAACTAAAGCATCCCGTCTTTTTATTTGCAAATAACGTGCTTCCTTGTCGTAAAATAAACGATTGCTTATGTTTTGTATTAACAATCCACACAGCAGCTGTACCTTCGATTAAATCAAACGTTTTTTCAATAGAAGTAACTACATTTTGCGTTTTTTTATAAAAGTGATCAAGTATAATCGGTATAATATTACTATCTATTTGTAATGTATGGTTTGATGTAAAATCTACTTCTAAATCTTCAAAATTAGTAATTACCCCATTGTGAGCAACGACCCAATCACCTTCTATAAATGGGTGACTTGTTTTTACATCCCAGTATTCAACAAAACTAGTAGGTGCTTGATAGTGTCCAAAAAAATATTTTATATTATCCGATGCTTTTATCTTTTCTGGTGGTAAAATTTTATCAAAACGTTGTATTGACAGGGGCACTGTTCCTTTATTAACAAAACAATGACTATACGCAAAATTACCTCTGTCAACATTTGCGGCCATTAAGACCTCATACATACTTTTTGAAAAAGCGCCAAATATAGCACACATAATTTATTATAAGTTGAAAAACTATAAAAATCAACAAATAAAAATAAATAAAATTATGAGCAGTATACTTGGTGGTCCTGGTTGGAAAAACCGCATTCTTATCAATGAAAAAATTAAAATGGGAGATAGTGAATATGTCATTCCTGGTTGGGGACCTGGAAAGGAAGCGAAAACACATTTTAAAAACAAATTTGGCGAGGAAGTACCGACTGGTAGATACGGCTCAATGCGCCGTGTAGGTAAAACTGCATATAGAGAAGCGGAATTAGCGTTTGCAAGATATTGTGCATTTTCTTTAGGTATCGCAGAATCAGTCATTGCAACAAAACATGTAAAAGAAATTCTTCGTGGCGTTACTCTTGAGCAGCTTCAAGAAAAAGGATATGATAATGTACAAGATTGGATTAATGGGTGGATAGAGTATGCAAGTCAAAATTTTGATCTTCAACTATCAGCTAATGCTCCTATTCGAGCTGCTGTTGCAAATATTACACAGGACATAGAAGAAGAGATTCCAGATATTCCAGATGCAGATGAAGGTGATGTTGAAGATCAGGGTAATGTATTTGGTGGAGTTAACGTAGGTGGAGAGCAGACGATTACAGACCAGTTAAAAGAATCACTTGCTGATGTTGAGTTTAGACCACAATCTGCTAACAAATCAGAAGATCAACAAACGTTTACTGATATTTCATTTATTAGTCAGCAAGGTGGAGTAATAAATTACATACGCTTAAAAGATGTACCCGCACAGCCAAATTTAAAAGCACTTTTACGTGATGCAACAACTGGTGCAAGCTTTTTCGATACTACTCTCAATAATTATATTAGTGAAGTGGAGGTTGAGAGAAACGGTAATAGTACAATCTATAAGCCTGGTGTAGAAACAGCGCCAGTGGAGACGGCACCTGAGGAAACAGCGCCTGAGGATCAGGATGATGAGTTTGAGTTTGAATTGCCTGAATCGAGAATGACAAATCGTCAACAAAACATCTTAACTGAACAAATGAGGATTGCACGCAAACAACATCTTATGAAGGTGGAGCAGCGTTATCAATGGTAGGGTAACTCTTTGCAGTTATGCATTATATACAGTCTATCTATTTCTTCTTGCTGTATATATTGTTGAGGATCTTTATATCCCGCATCAATAAATCCCTTAACTCTTAAGCTACTGCTTGGAGTTGTTGCATCTGCAATATCGTTTCCTGAATAGCATGTATATGTTTTGTTGAATGGTACTTCATACTCTACACCTTCTTTAACAATATCTTTTTTATCCGATTGAATTAACGGCGCTACTACACGTATTTTGTGCTCTCTATTTAAATTGCAAAGATTGTTTATTGATGGAAGGAAGTCGGGGCTTGCATCCCAATAACCGGCCATACTATCTACTTTAGTTGCACCGTGCCACACTTCTTCTGCACCCACCGACTCAGCATAAGACAGAGCTATACTTAGAAACATCATGTTGCGAAAAGGTACATAGCTTTTTGGCTGAGCTTCCCCCGCTATTTTTCTTATATCAGGTGTTTCAATATCATCACTTGTTAAAGATGAGACGGGTGACAAATCTCTCAAAAAAGAAACATCGACAAATTTAGAAATCACTGCTTGATTAAACTTTTCTTGTGCGCTCTCACAGAGAGTAAGAGCGCACTCAATTTCTTTCTTATGGCGTTGATTATAATTATATACGATAGGCAACACTGTATGACCATCATGTAATGCTTTATAAAGCAATACCGCGGAATCCATTCCACCTGATAGAGGGAGTACTATTTTCATTCGTTTTCTGTCTCGTCTTCGATATTTTCTATATCATCAAGAATACTGTCAACTGATTCTGAATTACTATAGCTCCATTCTTTTAAAATTCTACTTTCTACTTGTGGTAAAATTGTCTTTTCCCATAATTCAGTATTATTACGCCATTTTTTAGCATATCCCAACTTTGTACCATCTTCAAGAGAATATGTTGAGCCAGTTTGAACAACTACACCGAGGCCGACCGCTAGCTCAATCAAGCCATAATATCTATCCAATCCTGTTGAAAAGCTCAAATACATTTCACCTTCAATATATTGCTTAATAAATCGATTTTTACGAGTAAGAGCTCTAATAATAATGCCGCCGTAATTTTTTTGCATTACAGCTGTCTTTGAATTATCGATTTTAGCATCTTCTTTTATAGGCTTGCGAGCAAGCTGCACTGTAACGGAGGGAAGATATGCAACTGACTTTCCCCCGGGCATATTTTTTTCAATACTTGGATACATTTCACCAGGATTATCATAAACGTGATTTGTAATGATAAATGTTGTTTGTGTAATGAGGCCGAGATTTGTACATGTCTGCATGAGCGATTTTATGGCACGAGCACGTGATCCCATATCCGCTCCTTCTCCTTCTTTCTCCATTCGTGAATAATCTAGTGCAGATTGTAGGTTGCCGAGTGAATCGATTGCAACGATAAACTTACCGTACATTTTATTTTCATGTATTGTGTTAAGGAGTTTATATATAGCATTTCGTGTTTGCTCAATTGTTGTACATGGCACATATTTTACATTCTCAATATCAAGACCCAGTCTCGCAGCACCCACAGGGTCAATAGCACCTTCTGTATCAAAAATGACAGGAAACAGACCTTGCTTTTGTGCATTTGCTAAAATACGCTGTACAAACAAACTTTTTCCTGTCATAGATTCCCCTGCAAAAAGTGTAACGCGTCCTTTTGGTATACCCTTATGTAGGGATCCAGATATAATTGAATTTAACACATAGGAACCTGTATCGATCCAATCAGATACTGTACTTAATGTATTGTTGTTTAGGTATGTAGCATAAGGATTAATTTCATTAATACTATCCAAAATATTTCTAATTTCTGTTTCCATATCGGATAGTAATATACAATAAAAAAGTCATAGTTCCACGTAGAAACTATGACTTTTATAAAGAATACTTTTTTTTATTCTTAATCGTCGAACAATTTTATAATATTGTCTCCACCTGGAGCTGCGATGTTGCTTTGTGGTTGAATAATCGGCGAGGGGTTAAAGATCTGCTTATATTGATTAACAAGATTTTCATAAAATGTACATCCTTTTGAAATTCCTACACCTACTTTACTAAATGTCCATGTAGTGCCGTCTGTTACGTTGTCCTTTTGAAGGATTTCATTGAACAAGATAGGAAATAGTTGCACAACGAGTTGTTGGTTTTGTGACGGTTGAGTGTATAGTCCTGCGGGATTTTTTACAACAACCTCTGTCTCTTTATCTTCAATGAGTTCAGCAATAATTGTTTTACCTGGTGTTTCAATAGCAATAAGTTCCATATACAATATATAAGATATAATTTTGATAATTCAACCAAATAAATCAAATAAATCTGATACCGGCTGTTCGGTTGGTTTATGTGCAGGCCACTTTACCGCATTATAGAACCGCTCAACAACAGAAAATATCATTTTTTCGAACATAAGCTCATAATTTGGCTTAAAAAGCTCAACAAATTCTCTAGGATAATAATACTTATACGCGATAGTACTAATACCAAATTTATTTGGCGTGGAAATATACATCCAGCGAATTTTATCACCAGATTGAATTTCTTCATATTTATCAGCAATATTCAAACGCTTCAACAATATATTATAGTTTATAGCTGATTTAACATGAATAGGCGTGCCTTTTGGCGCATTAAAATTGGAAAATCTGTCTTTATATTTTTCTATTCCTCTCACACCCACAACAAAACACAAATCCTCTGGCTTTAATTTTTTAAACTCATCATAAACATAATTTAAAATAGCATTAGTTTTAGTTCTACTCTGTGTAGAGAGCATTGTCTCGATAATATTTTTTACGTGTGGCTTAATTTGCTTTGGCATAGCAGTTCTAACAACCTCTACACCGACATATTTCCACTTATCCATTACAATGCCTTTTTCATCTACAACATGAGCAACATAGCGCTTCTTTTCAAGAAATAGTCCCTTATCAATAATTGATTCACGTTTAAAAAATATTCGAGGATCTAAAGAATTTAAATCTCTTCGCATTATTTTTTCAACCTCTGTATTGATGTGTTTGTTAATTTCATCTATCACACCATAAGTAGTGCTTGTTACGGCGCTATTTTCCATCAAAGTTGTGTTTAGTTTATCTAATACCGGCTTAATTGAAATATAAAGACTATCAGTATCACCTGCGACAGCTATATCAGGCATTTTTTTACCACACACATCGTCTACATATTTTTGTGCTATTTTACGAGCAGATTTAATAATATATTGACCAGTTAATGTAATAGATGAGGCAATATCATCGTCGCCGAGGGGTGCGTGTTTATTTCCCATATACCCATAAACGGAATTTATGAAAATTTTAATACATAGTTGTTTTGCATTTAATTGTGTGATGCGGTATTTTAATTTTTTCTCCTTTTCAGGCTGTATATTTTTTTCCTTTTCAGCTAATTCTTTTTCAAGTTCGTGCAGCTCTTTTTGAATAGTAACACGCTCTTTATAACATTCATCGACTATTTCAGGCAAAATACCTTTGTGTTTTTGACTGAATAATATTTTTGCTTTTGATACAGATATACTTTCTGTATTTAAAAATTGTATAAACTTGCTCGGCGTTAAATCGTACGTTGTACCATTGATATGTTGTATGGTAATTTTCTCTTCATCATTATCAATAATTTTGCCTATTTTAGTCTCAGGCGACATATTAAGGCTAATCATAATATTTGGATAAAGTGAATTAGCGTCAAAAGAAACTACATCCTGCTGAAACCCTTCAAGCGGCTCTGCCACATATGCGCCGGGGTTTTTACCTTCTACTTCATTACGTATAAATGTTGGAAGGTGTTGATTTCTATTTCTTGCTTTAATACAAGAAGTACCGGTAATGGTAGAGAGAGTACTCATGGCATTTTCCATTGTAGTGAGACCCATGTATGCAAGCATTCTAAGTAAATTTATGTACTTAAGCTTTTCATCTAGCTTTGCCAATAGTGCAACGTCTTGAATGTTGTAGTCTACAAACAGATTCCAATCATTTTTTGCTAATGATGCAAGATTTGTATTACCATAATCAACCTTCTTTTCACCTAATTCAATTTCAGCAATATTATCTAATTTGTAATTATCGCGATTTTTAAATCGAAATCGTTTGTATATGTCAATATAATCAACACAAGATATACCATCTATATACCATCGTGTCTCTTGTTTTCCGAACATACCGCTCATTGTTCGCGGATATACTCGCTTTATAGGCGAAAGGTCTTTAGCATGATCTGCTCCCAATACATTACCCATTCTGTTGATAATATATGGTATATCGAACCCACTACTATTCCATCCCGTTAATAAATCACATTCTAAATCACTGAAAAAGGACTTAAACTCAAGTAATAGCTCACGTTCGTTTTTACATTCAAAATATTCTAAATTTTCTCGATCGTGTTTATATGGCCCTGTACCCCAAGAAAAGAATTTTTTTGTTAAAGAGTCGTGTATGGTAATGATATTGATAGGAAACTTAGCTTCTTCTGCTAAGGGAAAAGTATCGGGTGCGTATACTTCAATGTCTATTGTTACGACACGAATGTCAAATTTACTAAAATCACTATCGCTATTATTTTTGTAATATTTGTCTATAAGAAACTGCTGATCGGGCCGTATATTATCAAATAATCTCGTCGTTCCACAGCTCTGTATGAATTTATTGCGATCAAATTGTGTCTGAAAAGTTCTTTTTCTTAACTTCGTTTTAAATATACTCTCTTCATCACCATTCTCACTCTCTACAAATAGATAGGGCTCGAAGGGATGTGTCTCGGATATTCTATTACCTTTTTCATCCCACGTAAATAATTTAACAGATCTTGTAGCAGGACTGTACGCTATATTTCTATATCCAACCATATTAGAAATATAGTATTTTTAAAAACTTAGAAATCAAATATTTTTATTAAACCTATTTAAATTAATGCGTTTATCGCTGCCGTATGGCGTTGTAAATAGTTCAACATAGCAATCCTGATTTTTATCGAGTTCAAGAAAACGATCCGCAGCAATTTTTCTTAAATTGAAAGCATTATCTTTATATCTATTAGTACGCTTTAATGTATCTTCAATACATTGTATCATTTCGTCGCCGGTTTTAAACTTAAGAATAGCATCTTGATATGTGACCATGTCTTGACAAGCAATCGGTAAGCCAAAAGCACACGACTCAATAAATTTAATATCGCTCTTACATCTATTGAACTTATTATCCTGTAAAGGAGCGACCATCATTTGAATCTCTAATTCAAATATTTTTTTAGGAAAATCATAGAGCCGCTGCCATGGGTGTAGTTCTATTTCTCCAGATCTAATATATTTATGTAGCTCATTTGGAGCAGCGCCCATAAACACCCACGTATATTTGTGACGAGTATCAATGATGTGCTTGGTAATTCCTTCAAAGTCGTCTTTGTTATTAACTTTATTAAGAACGTCAAAGTGTGCACCAGATCCCGCATAAAGAATGCGAGGCTTCTTTTTGTGTTTGAGAAGTAAATTGTATTGTCGCTCGGGATTGAAATAATGTCCGATCCACCACGCGGGTGGAAAATTAGGTATAGTAGTTACTTCTCTCTTACCAGTCTTTTCTCTAAAGTAATCACGCATATACTCATTCGTCACAGTGATTTCATCACAAAGAGACATAATCTCAAGTATATTTGATCTAATTTCATCCGATTCAAAAGCAAATTTAAAGCGATTGTAATCTGGTATATCTTCATGGAAAACAACGTCATCAATTTCATAAATTAATCGAAAATTAAATTTAGATTGTAAATGTTTCAAGTATTTGACAAAGTCGAGCTGTTGTTTAGTCGCCTGGCGCTGAATTCTAATAGCCTTAAGAGGAGCATAAAAGGCCTCACTATTATTCATAATAGTGGTAGTGGTCGATATTAGTTTTTGATTTGCGTTGAGAATGTGGTCAGGCCAAAACAGTCTCCAAAACCCACACCCTGAAACATCTGCTGCATATTGCAGCACACGAGGTAAATCAGCACCAGGTTGAGAAGGTGGTGGTGGCGGTTTTGGTCTTGATATTTGCTGATTAAATGGTGCGCTAAACGGTTGCCTAAACGGTTGCCTAAACGGTGTATGTGCGTGCATCTAACATGTATGTATATACATGCTTTTATTATGCAACTCGATGTGTTATACCTTTATGCTTCTCAAGAAAAATAACATTACAAGAACTAAAAATATCTGCATCTTTTCTATGTGTAATAATATAAGCACATTCGTTAAATTGTAGTGTTCTATCTTTAATGATATTAAAAGCTAATTCAACTCCCCTATCATCTAGACTTGAATCTAATAATTCATCATAAAAAATTATATTATACGATACATTTCCCTGCATTTTTCGAATATCAATAAACGCAAATAAACAAGCTAAATCAATACTCTTACGCTCTGCTCCGGAGAAATTGGAATAAGAGCACAGTTTGCCGCTATTATTAATAATTTCTTCTTGAAAAAATTCATTGAATCTGCAAGTACATTTAAAGCCTATTTTATCCAAATAGAATTGAATTTTACTATTGAGTATGCTGAGAATTTTTCTTGTTATATAGGCTTTTACTCCCTCTTCAGATAAAATATTTTTCATTTTATCAAGCATGTCTAAATGACTGACATGCTTATTAATAATTATTTCTAATTCTTTTATAGATTTATTGTATTTTTCAATCGAGCTATCTAATGAAGTATCACTTTGATCATTATTTTTTATTTCATCATTAAAAGATTTAAGCCACTCCTCTTTATTAGTAATGTTGTTGAGTATTGTTTTTTTGTCGCTCTTTCTAATAATATTTTGCTTAATTGTACTGTTTGTTTTTGCAATTAAATTTTTTATATCATCATTTTTTTTATTACTCTTGGAGAGTTGTAATTGTAATTTTTTTATCTCATCCACTATACAATCTCTTTCTTGTTGTTTATCTTTTTTTATCTTATCTAAATTTTCGTGATCGTGTTTATCAAGCTTTCTTAAACATGACTCACACACACTACCTGTAGTAATATCTGATAGCTGTACAGTTATACTATTAACACGTGTATTATTAATAGCAATATCTTGTTGTAGATTAGCTATTTTATCTCTAATCTGATCAAGACCATCACTAAGAATTTTAATATTTTTTTGTAACTCTTTATCATCTAAAATTTGTATTTTTTCGGCCTTTTCTTTTTCTCTCTTTATTTCGTCAATAATTTTTTGCTTGCGATTTTGTAGCTCAATTAATTTTGTTTTTCGAGAATTAATAATATTATTTCTCTCATCAATTAAACTCTTTAAACTTAATTGATCGTTTGTTATTTTTGCCAAATCAATCTCATACAATTTTTTATTTTCATTGTATTCCTCTCGTACATGAAGAAGCATTTTTGTAAAGACTTGAAGATTGAAAATGCTTTCAATAAACTTTCTCTTCTCCACCTTATCTTGAAGCATAAAGGGAATAGTATTATTAAGAGACATTACTACACAATTTTTAAAAACACTAGGAGATGCTTCGATTAAATCGTGTATAAACTGTGTGGTGTTGGCGATCGAATCTCTGGTTATGTCTATTTGATCTTTATATAAAAAACATTTACTAGGATTCAACCGGCGAACGATTCTATAAGAAGTTTTTTTAGTATCAATAACATCAAAATCAAGCTCAACCTCACACGTCAAGTTTGTAATGTTATTGATGATAAATTCTTTCTTAAGCTCACGCAGAGTAGTTCCGAAGATAGCAAAATATAATGCATCAGTTATTGTGGTCTTACCAATAGCATTACGTCGCATTTCCATATCTTTATTCACACCTGTTATAATATTGAGTTTGTGATCAAAATACAAGGTTACAGGCTCTCTACCAATTGATAGAAAATTTTGTATACTTAAACGTTTAAAAATAACATGCTTCATTTAAATTTTCTATATAAATCTACCGAATATGTCTGAAGTTGTTGCTTGTTTGAATAATCCATCAAATTAATAAACTCTACAATTGCTTGCTCTGCTTCTATGCCTTCAAATTTATTTTGTTTTTCTCTTAAATCGGATAAGGGCATCTCTAATTCAAAATTTATTTTGAGTGGATTAAAAGACATTATTTTTTGCTTAATAAAATCAATGTCCTTATCTTCTAAAATTTCATCTATAATAAACGTAATGACATTTTTTGTGACCTGTAAGTGTAAATCTTTAATATCAGTCTCTTCAAAACATAGCTCGGACAATTTTATTCTATGTATTAAGGGTGATGTATTATTTTCAATAAATTCAGCGTTCTTATTATCCCCATCAAAAATATAGAAACCTTTTTGATTTTCTGTATCGTTTAAATCTGATTGAAAGGGATTTCCTACATATATAATTTTACCTATTTCAAATATTCGCTCATCTCTAAAATGAAAATGTCCGGAAAATACGAGTGGTGTGCTTTCAAGCAATTTGCGAATAGAAAATCCATGATCACATATTTTAAATGTGTTCATCTTAAAGGTTTGTATTTCAAAATGTCCAAATGATACATCTGCATTAGGAATCTTGCTCTGCTCAGTGCCCCACGGACATAAAACAGCTCTACAGTTATCTCCTATATTGAGATTTAAAATATCCTCATCTACAACCACCACATTCTGTCTTCCTTTAAAAACAGAGAGTGAATTTACACTAGCATTATCTTTAAAAAAACAGCAGTGATTGCCTGCTATCATATACACATTAAAGTCGCTTAATTTATTAAGTATTTGCGCGCCTACTTGTAACGAGCTAACACTTATACTATCTCTATTATGAAAAAAGTCGCCACAAAAAATAATATCTTTTATATTACGCTTCTTGAGCTCCTCTACATACCAATCACACCACTGTAGAGATATTTTATGCCAGAGCGCTGAATCTGAGTGTACACCAATGTGTATATCGCTAAATATAGCAATTTTATTCGCTGTCGTCAAAGTTTTCTTCATCTTCGATCACCGGCTTTGTGTATATGTTAAAGTGTTCTTCAGGACTACCACCTAATGTAAGCATTTGCTCATATCGATCTTCTTTATACGACTCGACAGTTTCGTGATGTTTTTTTTCTTTTTTAATTCTATTAATAAAAGCGTGAAAAGCAATTGTTGTAAAATAAGCAAATGGACTTGTCTCGCTTTTAATATTAAATTTTTTAAATTTGAGCGCGCTATACATTTTAACAATAGCGTCTCCAATCATTTCATCTCTATATGTGTAACCTTGAAAATTTGGAGAATGGCTCAGTCCCTCTGCAATTTTATTGATTGATTCGCCTAATTCTTTAGTACAGTCATCTGTTTTATAATATTCGCTGATCATTGTGCGAAATCTTTCTGGATCTACATAAAACTGTTCCTTATCGGCGGTTGATGGTTTTCTTTTCGGTGCAAGCATGTTTAAAAATTATAATATCTATAATTTATTTTTCAAGAAAATTAATTGTGCTGGTCTTAATTCGTTCTTGAATATAAATTTCATTGCGTTTTTGAAAGTGGCTGCTGCTATATTTTAAACTATCACATATATCAAAAAGTACTAACTCTTCTTTATTTTTATGCTTTCTTAAACCGCGACCTATGCTTTGAACAAGACGAACAAAACTCTTACCACCAGCTCCAAAAATAATTGAATTGATATTTTTAACATTAATACCAACAGAAAAGATAGAACTCATAGCAATGCATATTACATCGTTGCTATTTTCCATAATAGATTTAATTCGCTCTCTATCCTCTACGTCGACACTACCTCTGATAAAAAATACTTGTTTTTTGTGTTGTGTTTGATTAATTTTGTCAAACAAATTTTCACCGTGCTTAATGTGATTTACGAGTATTAAAACATTGTGTTTAAGCTTTTGTGCAATTGATGCAATAATATAATTGCGAAATTCATTATTATATATAAAATCAAGCTCATCGCGATATTTCATATCGCGTTTATTTTTATATTTTATCGTTGCAACTCGACACTCAACATTTGTCAAATATCCTTCTTGTCTTAATTCATAGCTATTTTTTTCTGCAATTATAGGTCCAATTAATCCAAGAGCTGCCCACTTATCTATATTATTAGTTGGTAGTGTGCCTGTAAAACCAAATTTATTATTTGTTTTAATTTTTGAAATTAAATTTGTAATTTTATTGCCTCTTTTAAGTGTATGCACCTCATCTACCACAACACATCTAACATTTTTTATCCATTGATTTTTTTCAAAACGATTAATTAAAATATCCTGATTTGCTATAATAACCTCAGCACCGGCATCTAATTCATTTGATCCAGACCACTTACAAAACGTAAACGGTACATTATAACTTGAAAAGTCTTTAAATGTTTGCTCTACCAGTCCAATATCTGGCACAACAACCAAGCATTTTGAATTTTTGTATAGACTTGATAAAATACTAGCTATTATTAATGTTTTACCAGCACCTGTTGCATAAAGACATACACCACGACCATTTTGTAGACACTTTTCCGCTGCAAATCGCTGATAGTCATATAGCTGCAATGAAAGTTTTGTATAAAGCTTATCATTAATGGTAGGCAGCAATTGTTCAATAAATAATGGTGTTTCTTTTATAAGTCCGAGTTGATTTTGAACGATGAATTGCTTTATTTCATTGTACATGCCAATATCAAATAAACCAGTAGGTGTAATTGCATATATACGGCTTTGAATAAAGCGCTGCTGTGCCGGTGTACGAGCAAATTTCTTAGCTTCATTTGGAATGCTAAATTCTTGGCGTATCAAATTAAAAATGTGCTCATTTTCGCATTGAATTTGCGCTTTTCTTCCAGCTATATCAAACGTAATGTTCACAACTGCTCCATTTTCATTATCTCAATAATATTTTTAATATCATATGTAGTTGAGAAAAAGTTTCTTTGAACTGCTTCAAGATATTCAATGATAACTTCATTATCATAAATTTCTTGTTTAATTTTCTTTACCGCTTCATTGCTATCGACTGTTTTAGATATGCTATGCCTATCTAACGCGACAACAGCATTGTCTTGTATTTGTTGCTGCACTCTAAAAGAAATATCCTTTTGTCTCGCTTTTAATTCATTAAGCTTTATTTTATGCTCTATTAAGCGAGCTGTCCAAAAATGTCTACGTGCTGGTAACCTGCGCGATTGCTCAGCAATATTCATAGGAGTTATTTCAAGGTCCTGCTTAATTTGCTCATTATATTTTTGAAGCAATTCATTCATTATGATAAATATAATATATATGGCAATAAAATCAAGTACATTTGAAAAATTTTATTATTCTTTATATGCAGAAGATATAACAACTGCGGCTTTTGGTAATAATGTAGGTACACAATTTGATATGGGACAGCCAAATTCAGATACATATGCACAAGGTGATGCGCGTATGCCGCAACTTCTCGGCAAATCTAAAAAAATAAATAAAAGACGTGTACCTGAGACTGTTTTTCTTACTGGTAAGCAAAAGAAAAAAAATAAAAAAAAAGATAGTTGATAAATTTATTGCTGCAGATTAACTACTAATTAAGTAAGTGAATGGTGAAAGTTTAGGACATTGGATATGTAATATAGATATACCAAACGATTTTTTTGGTTTTATATATATTATTACTAATAAAACCAATGGACGCAAATACATCGGTAAAAAACAGTGTATTAAAAAATATAAAAAACCTTTACGTAAGGGTAAAAAGAATCGTGAAGGTGTTGTAAAGGAGTCGGACTGGAAAACATATACTGGTTCTTGTAAAGAATTAAATTCTGATATTCTTAATTTAGGTAAAGAAAATTTTGAATTTAAAATAATACGTTTTTGTAAAAGCAAGTGGGAGCTTGGATATTATGAAATCCAAGAACAAATAAAAGAGGAAGTTCTTCTAAAAGAAGAATATTATAACGGGATAATTAACTGTAGACTGTGTAAATTAAAACAGTGAAGCTATTACATTATTTTCCTCTTCATAATATTACTATTTGTGACTTTTGTGAATTATTAAAATCAATTATTAATGATTATAATAATTTATGCACACAATATAATGTAAATGAATTTAAAGCAACCGCAAAGCGGTTGCTGACGCATTGTATAATAATTAATTGCTGCAATACAGCTATTAGTGTAGAGAAGGGTAAGGTTATATTTTATTACAATGATGATTGTATTAATTTAACGCCAGAGTTGACTCAATACATACAAAAAATAATAGATGACTGTAGGAAAAATATGCCTATTTCATGGTACTGCAGCAGCAAACCATTAAGTTATTATATTGGTTTAATAGAACAACATCAAGCTACATCATTTCTCACACAATTACGTAATAATAAGCGCAAATATACATTTGACAGAGCCTTTAAATATCTTACAGCAAAAAAGCTGACATTTTTAAATGATCACTATTTTCGCGATTTAAAAACGAGATGTCTCTTAGTAAATAATTAAATGATTAGTAAATTTGCACATCTAGTAGAGGTAGTGCGTAGTGTATATTTGAACGAAAACAATATTGTAAAACCAAAATTTGTAGATCAAATAGAAGATGCATACGGAAATATGCATCAAATTGGAAGGCGTGAACAGTTAAAACAAAATATAAATCATACACAGCCGGTCGGTAATATAGAAGATGTAAAAAGTAGATTAAATGATCTCATATCAAAGTACGGATTTAGAGTCAAAAATATTCTTGATTTTGAAAAAAAAGCTGCGGTTGAAAATACTACAGCACTTTTTCGTGGACATAAAACACTCAATCCCTTTATCAAGTCGCAAGATACAAAATCGCCGGGTAATACAGTGTTTTGGGCAAAGCAACCCAACAATGCACTAACATTTTCTGTACCTACAAATACTGGAGGTACAGCAGGAAGGTTTTATAGTAATTCTATAAATAAAATCTTTCACCCAAAGCCTGCGGGATATATCAGCATTGCAATACCTAAAAATCAAAATATAGAATGGAGAGGAAATATGGGTATTGAGCAGGGAAACAACATACAGACAAAGCAAACAGGCTTTAAACAATCAGAAACTGCATTGGGAGTAAATGATATATCTAAACTCAGAACTTATATAGCCTGTAATTTTGATAGCAACCACGGACTTATAAACGAAACAAATGGCGCAACGCTATTAAATGTAAATATCATCAAGAAGCATGACCCAAATTTATATTCTTACCTTTTAAAAGAAACTTTATAGCTCACATCTTGAAAAAGAATAGAATCAACATAAATATAAGAAATGTCAAGTAAATTTGCAGCAGTAATTAAAAACGCTCGAAATACTTATTTAAGAGAGCAGGATGAAGGGCAGCAACAGTTTCAACAGCCTCAACCTGATGCTGCCGAGCCTCAACCCGATCAAGCACAACAGCCAGAACAACAGCCACAACAACCTGAGTCGGATCCACAAGCAGGATACGATGTATTTCGTGAGCTTACAGTAAATTTATTAAGAGTAATTGCTTCATTTGCAGGAGCGATTAAAAATAATGATGAGGAGCAGATTACCGCGCTGCAAAAGATTATTCCTACCGATCTTGTGCAACAGATTCAACAAACAACAGGTCAGCTCGCTACCGCTGATCCTGCTACAACTGCTCAATTAGTTAGTGGTGTGCTCGATAGTATTAGTTCGACACCAATGAGTTCATAATGGTAAAACTAGTCGTATCAACTAACGACGATAAGGAACAAAAAGAATATAGTGTTGATAGTAGTGTGTGGAGTGAGCTTTTGCTTCACTATATCAATTTAAGCCAAACAGATCCTGATTTAGGTGAGTGTTTTCGATTAATTAATCAGAATATACACGATAGAAATGAGGATTTAAATCAAACCGGTGAAATTATTGATAGACTCACTGAAATTAACAAAATTTACTCCTATTTGCGTGATATATGTAAAGATAACACATTAAATGTGTTGAAAGACATCACATCTAATAGTATTTCACGGCAATTTGTTAATTTTTTACAACAAAATCAATTAATTCGCACCAGTATCATTGATTTTCTCAATGAATATTACAATACTGATTTTAAAAACAGTGATTTAACGGCTGAAATTTGGACAAAAATGCGCCCTATATCAGATGAAGGTAAAGCGCGTGGATATTCAGGTCCTTCAGAGCTTCCGCTCGTGCTATTTGCTGGCGGAATAAAGGCAAAGCGTGGAGACATCATTGTTTGCAATCAAAAAATAGAGATAAAAGGGGAAGGTGGACGTGTGGGTGATAGAAATCCATGGAAAATTACTAAAAATAATATTGAAAGTTTTGCAAATCAATACAACGCACATCTTATCAATATAAATCCTTTTCAAACTGAGTTTTTATTTGATGAAATTACAACACAATTTGCAAATAAGTTTGACTATTCAATGCTCCCATATGCTTTAGCGTGCATTGTACGTAAATTTAACCTAAGACAAGCTATTAAAACCCAAGACGACGCGGTTTTTCTATATGGCACAATGCAGCTCGCTTATTATCTCGCGAATTCTGATGACGATTGGTTTATTTTATTCAAACATCCAGGAAAAGATACAGCACCATTTGGTTCTTCGTTTATAATCAAAGCAAAAGACGCAAAATTTAATTTTAGATCGGTGTATAAATTGTATAATGCATTAAAAGAGCACAAAATTGGTTTTTCGCCGTGCTATGATGGGGGTGGGTATAAAATTAAATTTCTCAAATAAATACACACGTGCAAACATTTGAAAATTTCTTTTTTGAACAATATGTAATACCAGTTGTGTTAACAGTAAACATTCACGATGTTGGTGAGTTAAAAGCAAAAGCAGATACCGGCAATGACGGACACAACGTTTTGCACGCAACCGATATCACCTCAAACGGCTCCACTGTTACATTTACGTGTAACGGTAATGTGATCAATCGAAAAAGTGGTGATCAGCTTCAAGTACGAAAAGGGCCTAAAATAAGCGAAAATAGACCGATCGTTAATTTTAATATCACTATTAACGGTAAAACGTACAACAATATACCCTTTACTGTAACAGATCGCACAGGCATGTCTACACCCGTGCTTCTTGGAAAAGATTTTATTGCTAAAATGGGAGCAGTAGTTGATCCTACTCCACAGGAAGCGTTACATAACTAGATAGATAGCACATTTGAGTATCATTATTAGTCCACATACTACTAGTGATACTATTAGGCATTAAAGACTCTCTACCTAAAGCGTAAGCGGTGTTAAGACCTTGTAGTAAAGATGATAGTTGCTCATGCTTCCACTCCCCACTTAAAGTAATAAACACCTCTTTGTGGTATTTGATACCTTCCTCACATAAAGTAAATGGAGACTCAACACTCATTTGTTAGCAAATTCAACAAATTTATAAAATTCAGCGCGTGATGCACCACTATCATCATGAAAGGCACCGCTTACACGAGCAGTTCTCATTGTACTGTCGTGCTTCACTCCCCTGTTGCTGCAGCATGTATGATTACATTCAATCATAATCGCAACGCCCTTATTGCCCACACACACTCCGTCAATATAATCAAAAATTTGCGACGTGAGCGCTTCTTGCACTTGTGGGCGGCGAGAAAACCATTCAACAACTCTGTTTAGCTTACTCAAGCCAATCACCTTGCCTTCAACCGATGGAATATATGCTACGTGCGCTTTTCCGGTAAATTGTAAATGGTGATGTGAGCACATCGATACAACCTTAATATTATTTTGACAGACCATACCGTCATACTTGTCAATATTATCAAATGCAGTAATGTCAGGCGCAGGTGTATAGCACCCACTAATTAGATCATTAACCCAAGATTTTGCAACACGCATTGGAGTGTCTTTACTGTTAGGATCATTTCTCCAATCAATTTTTAAAGCATCGAGAAAGCCCTCGTACGCCATTGCTGCATTTTTTATAATCTCGTGTCTTTCAATTTCACTATGTGGAATATTGCTGTTAGCGTATTTCAATAATTGCATATTCTTAATATAGTACAAAATTCAATAAAATCTACTAAATATAAATATGTCAAATTTTAGTAAGAATTACACACAAATTGTTGAAAGTCAACTTCAAAAAGTTAGACTAAAAGTTGATCCGAGAACAAAATATGCAGAAGATTTTGCTGAATTTGACGGCTATGAGGGATATATTCTTGCCGAGACAACCAAAAGCATAGATTTTTTTCACAACAGCACAATAATAACAATTCCTAAAAAAGCTGTTGTTATTGAAGGCATTGGTTCTGCTTTAAAAAGTGCAGCAAAAGGAGTCTACACCGGTGCAACAGATTTTGCAAAAGGAGCCTTTGGCTTAAGCCCTACCAATAGCGATACAGGTGGTGGATTGTCTTATGCACTAGGTAGAGGTGCAGGCGCTTTATATGGTTTTAATCAGGGTGGTAATTATTTTGGATCAAGTGGCAATCAACAACAACGGCAAGCGCCGCAAAAAGCTTCACAAAATTCAAATGCGCCGGTGATTGACAGTGCTGGTGTTAATATATACGAATCTTCTCAGCTTGGTGGCGCTACATTAAGAATAAGTAACCAATATTTAACCGTAAAATATATTTCAACAGTAAATCAACCCGCAATAAGAATTAGCTCTCAACGACCGCCAGAGCCTATTAAAGTTAATCAAATTTTAGGCCAACAATCAATTTTTAATAGATTGGTAAATATACAGTTAGAAATACCAAATTCTAATGTAGAACATGAATATACAGGCATACTCACACGTGATACATCTAACAAGATTTTGTTTACACCAATTATAGATTCTGTTTACATCTAACAAGATTTTGTTTACACCAATTATAGATTCTGTTTACACCAATTATAAATTAATTTCTTGATTTTAAATACCATGCCCTTAAAGTAATTGCATGGGTAATTTTATTTCAACAAAAGTATTGGAGCTCGGTTCATGTGCATTTAGGCAATGGCGAGCAAGTGAAGGCAGACATAATGCGGGAGAAAATTCAGCGCGATGCAGTAAGCTTCATGGATATCGACTTAAAGCCAAATTTTGGTTTGAATGTAATAATTTAGATGAGCGTAATTGGGTGGTTGATTTCGGTGGGCTAGGTGAGCTGAAGCGAAGACTTAAATCTTTTTTTGACCATACAACTACCATTGCTTCAGATGATCCACTTCTTGAAGATTTTAAATCCCTACACAATAAGGGCGCAATTGATTTAAGAATTTTTGATAATGGAGTTGGTATTGAGCGAGTAGCTGAATTTTGCTATAAAATTGCATCTTCTTTTTTAAAAGAAGTATATGGCGAGCGCTGTCGAGTAAAGCAGGTGGAGGTATTTGAACACGAAAACAACTCTGCTATTTATGCAGAGACATCTAATAGTGCCACGAGTGTATGGTTGGGTGATGATGATATGAACAGTTCCCTTGAACAGCCACTTGAGGGTGTTGATGTATCAATTCCGACACATTATACCGAAGAAGTTAAAACAAATTCTCGGCCAGCAGTTGTTGGCTCAAATGTATCGACTGGTAAGAGTAATTGGTTTAGTGGTACAACTTGGGGATAATAAACTTAACAACCAAGCTTGCGTACAATAAATTTGAGAATATGAGATCTTACAATTTCATTCTCGCCAAACTGCACGCAGTGTACGCCGTGATCAGCGCTTTCCTCATCGTTAAATTTAGTAAATACTTTTATATAGCCAGTATTTTTAATATCGCTTTGTTTTGGATCACCGGCTATAATAAATTTAGTGTTGTGGCCAAATCTTGTTAGAATAGAAATAATTTCTTTTTCGGTCAAATTTTGTGCTTCATCAACTATAACAACAGAGTTGTGAAACGTTAATCCACGTACAAAATTCACTGGAATACACTGCACGTAATGCGATTCGATTAGAAGATTTGCTTCACGTGGTGATACTAATTCGTGCAGCTTATCAAGCAGAGGAAGTGACCACGGTTTAAACTTTTCATCAACCTCTCCTGGTAGCGCTCCGATACTTTTTTCTGCAGATTCAGCTATACTTCTAATATAAACAATTTTACGAACTTGTCCGCGTATAAGCATCGTTAGTGCAGCGAGCGTTGCAAGGAAAGTTTTCGCAGTACCTGCCGCTCCACTTACAAAAACCATCTTTGTTTTTTCATATACACACAACTCGAGAAATGTTTGATGTACATCATTTAGAGTATATCTATGTTGAATATTTATCTTCTTAAGATTTTGTGAATTATCGACAATCTCTTCTCCCTCGCTAAAAAGGTCTATATCAGCGAGCCGGCGACGCGTACGCGTAGATTTACTCATATCTAATATTTAATATTTGTTCTGGCAAATTTTTTAAACCAGATTATATTAAGAATATGAGTGATCAAAATTATGATTTTTTAAGTATTTCTGAAGATTTTTATAGTGTTCAGGGAGAAGGTGCAACTACTGGAGTGCCTTCATATTTTATACGTTTAAAGGACTGTAACCTTGCTTGCGGCGCTTCTGCAGGTGATTTAAAGCGAGTAAAAGAATCAGGAAGATTTAATACAGATTCAGGGTCTTTTAAAGGTGAATTGCACGATAACAGTCAAGCATCTTGGACGTGTGATTCAATTCCTGTTTGGCTATTTGGCGAGAAAAAACCATTTTCGTATCTTTTTGACAAGTGGAAGAAAGAGACAAGAAATGATGGAGAAACACTGTTTGAGGCTATTAGAACAGGAAAAGTTAATATTATATGGACCGGTGGTGAGCCTACTATGACGCGTCATCAGGAATGTATTAGTAACTTTTTAGAAAGGTTTCTTATAGATTATGGAAGTGATGAATTTGATGTTCAAAATGAGATTGAAACCAATGGAACGAACTATATTAACGATAATTTGTTTGACTGGATAACACAAATAAATTGTAGCGCTAAGCTTGCGAATTCGGGTATGTCGAAGGAAAGACGCATTAAGCCTGACGCTATTAGAAGAATTAAGGATCACTGGAATCATTGGTTTAAATTCGTTATTTCAACAGAGGATGACATACATGAAATATTTAGGGATTATATTGAACCTTTTGATTTAAACTTACGCCGAGTAATTTGTATGCCTGGTCTCGACTCACAAGAAGAATTCTTTGAACGTACGAATTTCGTCATGGAGAGTGCAAAAAAATATGGATTTATTGGATTGACTCGTAATCATATAGCCGCTTGGGGAAAGGTGACGGGTGTGTAAATTATCGTATTATGAAAGATACAAAAAATATTAGCAAGGCGATTATTCTTGATAAGGATAGTCGTGTTCTGCTATTGTTGCCTTACGATAAACCGCGATGGCATCTACCTGGCGGTCATTTACACGAGGGGGAGAGTTTTGTTGATGGAATTAAAAGAGAGGTGCTTGAAGAGACCGGACTCAGTATAACTCGATATCAAATAATCAAACAAAGACCCATGTTTACACTGTTTATTTGCAATGTAAGCAGTGTAAATGTTAAATTAAGCAGCGAGCACATTAAGGCACGGTGGGTGGGGTTTGAAGAGTTTAAATTAATGGATAGTGTGACGAGAGAGACAAAACAGGATGTTAAATTTGCATTTAAGCAGGCGTCGCAACATCTTAGTTTTTTTCGAAAACACGTACAGCGAGTCTTTACAAAAATAAAAGAAAGAGTTGATAAAAAAATTCACGACAATAAATTAAAACATGGCAAAGAACCAAACTAACAGCGTTGTAGATGATGTATTTGAAATTAATACTTCAGTAACATATCATGGAGAAACTCTTCAATCAACCATGCGATTTGATGTAAATGATGTAGCGAAGATTGCTAATAATGTTGGACCGGTTGAAGCGAATAAAAAGTTTCAAACGGTTATTGAAGGTGTCTTTAATAAGACACGCGATAACATTAAAGAGCTTCTTAATAAATGAGAATTGCGGTAAGCGGAACAGCTAATACAGGCAAATCAACACTTATAAAAGATTTCATTACGGTGTGGAATAATTACTCCACACCCGAAGAAACTTATCGTGATTTACTTGTAAATGAAAGCAGCCATAGTTCAAAAACGACAAAACAAACGCAACAAAAAGTATTAGATTTTCTTGTAAAAACACAAACTGCTGCACCTACTGAAAATATCATTTACGACAGATGCGCACTAGATAATATTATATATTCAATGTGGGCTGTCGATAAGGGTGTGGGAGATATTGATGCTGATTACGTGCAAAGTGTAATACCAATTGTACGTGATTCTATTAAAAATCTAGATATTATTTTATGGCTACCATATTCAGAGCAAATTCCTGTAGCTATTGATAATCTAAGAGATACTGATATAACATACATTAAAGAAATTGATAATATTTTTAGAACAGTGTATGAACAGTTTCTTGTTAATGATAAGTTTCCACTGTTTGATCCAGAAGATAGACCTGCAATAATCGAAATACATGCGGTAGATAGAAATCAACGACTGTTAGAAATTGCTAATTATATTGATCTAACCGGCGAGGCAGTACCACCGGATGAAGAGTGGGCTAGTCAGATGATAGCTCAAGAGTCAGAAGCACGAGATGCGGTTGAGCAGTTGTTAACTGATGAAAAAAATAGCTTTGCTAAAGAAACTGGCGGGCAAATTATAATCTAGTCGACAGCTGATTAATATTTGGTAGCTCCGTATCTGAGACCTTTTCTATATACATGCTTACATTACATGCTGATGTAGCAAGCATTGCTGTAAGTGTTGCAGATATAGGTGAGGCAGTTGTAGTCGCGTATATAGAATTATAAGGCATACCTAAAGCAAATCTGCCATACGTATCTACACGAAGTGTAACTTGTGATGTGCGACACAAATAAAAATAACCATTTATAGTAAGTGTGCCGTGACTATACTGACCGTTTGAATAGAATGCACTACCGTGCTGCATTACTCGAATTGGTGAGGTATCTTGATATAAGTATGCCTGCATCCATGTTGGTGTTGAGCAGAGGGACGTGACATTCATAGAAATAAATGTCTTATATGTTCCTTTATCAAAAACAAAAGCGCTCGCTGTTTGTGAAACAGTAACATCGCTACAAACAGCAAGCGCTTCTTCTATAATGCTTTGTTGAGAGGAAATATTGTTTACTTCAATATAGTTGAAGGGAATTTTTACTAGCGTACCCTCCATGGTTTGATTTGCAGAGAGTGAAGAGACATTTTTAAAAACAGCAACATCGCGTAAAATTTCTGCCTGAATATCGGTATATAGACTGCTACTGAGGGCAGTATACTGTG